TTCTGCTCTAACCAAGCGGGAAAATCAAATAGCGGGACTGGCTGCTTGTGGCTTGGCAAAGAAGGAGATTGCCGACAGATTAGGTACTGCCTACGGAACGGTAAATGTCCTGTTAGATAAGGCCTACAAAAAGACGGGGACCAGCAAATTGAACGAACTTGGTGCTTGGTGGATAAATAGAGTCTTTGCTCTAAATATAGACTTCAAGCAATTGCAGAAATCATTAATCGCTCTTTCATTTCTTGGAATTATTGCCTTTCAGATTGCATTTGACTGCAACAACGACCTTAACCGGAGTCGGCGGGCAAGAATACGAAGAAATAGAATTGAAGAAGTATATGAACTCTAATCAATATTAATCAGGCAGCATAGCATAGAGATGCAGATGTGTTTCAGTAATTAAAAGCTCAACACCATTCAAAAGTAAAACAAAGAAACAGCCTAATTAGAGATTATGGAAAATTGCTTCGAAATGATGGTCGCACGATGTATTAAGATCGGAACTGTTCAAACGTTGACGATGTTAGGGCTACTTCCCGAAGTAGTAACTATATCACAAGCGGAAGATATATACGGAAAACGCCTGATTACAGAATGGCGCGAAAAAGCCTGGATTAAGTTTTATCCGGCAAATAATAAGGAAAGAGGAAAATATTATGTGAAGCGGTCAGAACTGGAAACAGCTAGCGCAATGATGGATTTGCATAATAAAGTTCCGGACAATATCATCAAACAATTAATGCAGACAGCTGTATGACACAAGTTAAACAAGGATCTTCCTTATTAAAGGAATTACAGGATAAGATAGGAAAGCAGTTGGATGAAAGAGAAAGCGCTATTAAAAATTACAGTCCTTCTCCCATCAAATGTAGTCCATCAAAAACAGATATCAGAAAAGAACCTACAGCTGAAGACATACTCTTAATGGAAGAATACAGCCGTGGAGTATACCAAGGAGACTAATAAATAACTAATATTTAAACAATTATGAGTAACATTATTGAAATTAAAGTGGAGGAGCTTAACGCACTTCCAGCAACGAAAATTGTCGAAAATGAAAATGTACAGACGAAATTTATTCAAATGTACAATGCTATTTGGGGTTCTCAAATGGGGGAACAGATTTACCACAAGGAAGTATTTAATTTCCAGAAGGTTCTTCGTGAGAATCCTTCGCTGGCTGAATGTAGTAAGATGTCACTGTTTGGTTGCTTCCTCGATATGGCTGTAAATGGGCTATCACTTGATAATACATCACATCCTCATTGTTATCTCATTCCACGAAAGGTAAAAACGGGCCAAAAAGATGAACGAGGATTTGATAGATATGAAAAAAGAGCTAGTGTCTCTGTTACTGGTTATGGAGAACTGACCATGCGCATGCGTGCTGGGCAGATTCGATATGCGGATAATCCGGTTATAGTTTACGAAGGAGATATATTCTCTATCAGTCTGGATAATGGTGTAAAGAAGATTACTTATTCAGCCGCTATACCTCGTAAGTCTTCTAATGTAATAGGGGCATTCATTCGTATAGTTCGTTGTGACGGATCTGAAGACTATCAATGGTTACTTGAAGGTGATATCCAACGCCTGGCTAAGTTTTCAGCAAAAAACAACTCATACTACAACAAAGATGGACAACGAGTAGAAGGCAAAGCTAATGAACTGTATTATTCGAATAGTGGTGGTGTTGATCCGGGATTCCTTGAGAACAAGATGATAAAGCACGCTTTTGATGCTTACCCCAAGGTGCGTACCGGAAAGTATACTATGATGGCGACAGAGCAGGAAGATGAAGAAGTTATCGATTATGGCATTGTCGATGAAGAAAAGGTTAATGAGCCTGTTCAATCTACAGCCTCTGCAGATGATACCAAAATACCTTTTGGGGAAGAAAAACAATTAGACGCTCCGGAGCCCGTTCAAGTGGCAGTATCTGATGATGATGTAGACGGAGGCTTCTAGCTATTACTAACCAATTTAAGAAAACGATTATGGCAACAGAATTAATCAAAATAGACGAAGTAAAAAACATTTTTTCATCTTTTCCCGAAATTATGGGAAGGAATACTCTCTCCGTAAAAAAATGTAATGAAGCAGGGCAGGCTCTCCTTGATACAATCGAGGGAGAAGGTATGAATGAAACGATAGATCAGGCTGCAGCTGACTTCTTGAAAAAAGTAAATACTACTCTCAAGAATATGGACGAACGTCGCAAGCCCATCACGCAGATATTCGACAAAGTTCGTTCTTTCTTTACTTCACAAGAAAAAGAAATTGATCCTAAGGATTCTTCTACAATCCCCGGAAAGCTTGTAGCAAAGCGCAATGAGTATGCTAAGTTCAAATATGAAGAAGAGCAGAAGAGAAAGAAAGAAGCTGAGCAAAGAGTATTAATCAATAATGAAAAGGTAAGCTATCAACAAGCAATAGAAAATGGACTTCTTTCTTATTTCAGTTCATATCTATCTTCTAAGGTAACCGAGCTGCAGAATATTTTTTCGGGATTGACTTATGTAAACTTTGATAGAGAAGTAATCGGTATAACTGTTTTCCAAACTGATTACCCGAAAGCTCATTTTGATAAATTCACTGCTGAATATGCTACCTATTATATCAATAAGGAGATAAAAGCAGAGATTCGCAAAAATACATTGCTGGGTAAATATGAGCAATATGCTCAACAGTATAAGGCTAAAATTTCAAGTGTTAAACAAGATCTTATCGACCGTATTCCGTCTAAGCGTAAAGAGTTGGCTGAACTGGAACAGCTTCGCTTGGCAAATGCAGAAGAAGCCGCAAAAGCAGAAGAATTGCGCAAACAACGAGAAGCAGAAGAGGCAGCCAAACAATTACAAGAGTTAAAGAGAAAGGAAGAAGCAGATAGGCAGGAGGTTGCAATGAAAACGCAACAAAGCTCAATCGGTAATCTTTTTGCTGGTGCTGCTGCATCTGTTGCACCTCCACCGACAAACGCTAAGGTAAAAGAAAAGATTGTTGTTCTTCATCAGCAAGGATACCTGGAAATATTTCAGATGTGGTGGATAGGCGAGGGGCAGACTCTTCCTTTTGATGAGTTAGAGAAGATCTTTAAAAAGATGACTACATACTGCGAGAAGAAAGCAAACAGTAAAGATCAGACACATATTGAATCACAATTCATCAGCTACGAAGCAGATGTGAAAGCTAAATAGTTATGTCAAATCCCGATTCATACTATTCACGTTCGGAAGTCAGTAATTCAGATCTGACAGAGCTTAAAAACTATCTTTATCCCCGTGTTCAATACGGGGATAAAGAAAAGGCTTTCAAGTTCGGTACTCTCGTAGATGCTCTTATCACAGAGAATGACCGTGTCCGGTATGACAAGCTGATGGTAGACGATTACTTGTATACGACAGAAGAATTTGAGCTAGGGCTTGAAATGCGTAAGGCGCTCCGGAAAGAGGCGGAGAAAGATCAATTCCTGGCTGTCGTGTTGGCGCAATCTGATACACAGAAGTTCATGGTAAATAAGCAGCAGGAGTTCTATTATGGAAATTTTGCCTACCATCTTGATACACGATGTAAATGGGATTGGTGGTTGTCTGCTTACAATTTTGGAGGTGATTTAAAAACGACTTTTGCAGAGTCACAGGCGCAATTTGATGAAGCTATCGACTTTTTCGACTGGGACCGTTCCCGTGCCTGGTATATGGATATTGCAGGGAGCAATAGAGATTTCATCTACGCAATCTCAAAAAAGAACTGTAAAATCTTCAAGCATTTTATCACCGACCGTAACCACCCTACGTATATCAAGGGGAAAGAGAAATACGAGGACCTTGCTTTTAAATGGTGGCAACTAATGGTTTAAATATATTTTAAGTGAAAACAATATGAACTTACTAATCACTCCAAAAGAACAAATTTTGGCTGAATTACAAAATATTGATTCTTTTCTCAATATCACAATGAGCGAAAATGCTGAAGAAGCCGTACAGCGTGGCAATGACCTGGCTGTATATGTTGCTCGCTCCGGCAAACTGCTTGCAGACTCGAAATACTGGCTTAATGAGACAATGAAGTCCGAGGTCATGCAAACACTCGTTGATACAGCTAAAAATGCGAAAGCGACAGCAACAGCGATAAATGCCCTAATTAGTTCTTTATGCCGGGAGGAGCGATATCTCGTCGATTGGTGCGAACGTTGTAACCGGACAGCAACACATCAATTATCATGGTGTGTAACTGTGATAAGTAAAGCAAAAGAGGAAATGAAAATGGCCGGAATGCATAACAACAAAAAGTAATTATCATGAAAATTTTAAGAAAAATTACAATCGGACTGGCCGTTGTCGGCCTGTTTACAGCATTATCTTTTTCTCAAAGAGAAGATGCAACATCAAGAGAAATAACTACGGCTGCCGTCATGGGAGTTGTATCAACATTTAGTATTATCACTTTATCAACCAAAGAAGATTATGGAACAAGCAAAAAATGAGATTAAAAAGGCGGTCGTTAAGAAAGACCGGCTGAATGTTGTGTATAATGAACGCTTCTCTGAAGCAAACTACACGAATGTAATTAACAAGAGCTGCGATCAGATCATTCACAGCGATTTAAGGGAGGCGTTTATTCGGCTTAGATTGCATCTCGTCGTATTGTGTGAACAGCCAGAGGCTTCTAATATCAACAAGGATAGCTTTTCTTCTCCGGGCTATGCAGAGACACTAGAAAATTATATCATTACAGGTTATGCAAATGACAGCGTCGATGGTGTTTCTGGAATTACTATCATGGGGTCTAAACTTCTTCAGTCCGGTAAAGTTGTTGATCTAAAAATCTTCGTCCCTCTTCTTGATGAACAATACCCTTACTATGAGGAATTAAGTATTGACGCTGCCGCTTGTGATGCGGAAGTTGAAAGTTATCTGTTTGAAGAAAAATGGGGAGTCAGACAGGAACGACTGGATTTCGAAACAGATGAACCGGAAGAAGCCGTCGTAATTGAAGAAGAAAAGCCGAAAGGGAGGGGGCGCAAGAAGCGCTTAGAAACTCCTGCACCTCTTGACGCAACCGCATAAATCACTCTTGGGGGATTAATCTCCCCCATTAAACAACACTCTAAATCATGAATATTGAATTAAAAGGAGATAATTTCGAATTATCATTCAACTATAAGACTTCTATTATAGAACGGGTTCGGCAGATTCCCGGAAGACGTTTTGACGGTGCTAGAAAAGTTTGGATAGTACCTACACGGAGTAGAGTTGATCTTGAAAGAATGATTTATCAGATACAGCAGTTTGAAAATATAAATTGGGTGAGCGGAACTACAAAGAAAGAGGAAGATATTGCTTATGATGTTCCGGAACTTCCAGATCTAACAATTCCGCATAGCTTAAAAATTCAGCCTTATCCCTATCAACTCAAAGGTATTGCCCGAGGATTGGAGCTAAAGCGCTTCATGAACTGCGATGAACCAGGACTCGGAAAGACATTACAAAGTATTGCTACCATCAATCTAGCGAACGCTTTTCCCTGTCTTGTCATTTGCCCATCATCATTGAAAATCAACTGGCAACGGGAATGGGAGAAGTTTACGGATAAAAAAGCAATGGTACTCACAGATAAAGTACGTGATACATGGACCTTCTTTTATCAAACAGGAATGCATCAAGTCTTTATCGTAAACTATGAATCACTAAAGAAATACTTCGTACAACGCATAAAGAAAGCCGAAGGCTGGACGCTGCGCGATGTGGAATTTAGAAACTCAATCAATTTATTCAAGTCTGTTATCATTGATGAAAGCCATCGCTGTAAGTCTGCATCTACTCAACAGGCAAAGTTTTGCAAGGGTATTTGTACAGGTAAAGAATGGGTGATAGAGCTTACAGGAACACCGGTAGTAAATCGGCCTAAAGATTTGATTCCACAGCTGGCAATTCTAAACCGTATGGATGATTTCGGTGGCTACAAACCATTTGTTAACCGGTACTGCTCCGGACAAAGAGAAGCATCGAATTTGAAGGAATTGAACTTCAATTTATGGAAATATTGTATGTTTCGTCGTGAAAAGTCTCTCGTCCTTACAGATCTTCCAGATAAGATACGCCAGGTAAATACATGTGAAATTACTAATCGTAAGGAGTATATGGATGCAGAGCGTGATCTTATTATGTATCTACAGAAATATAAGGATGCCGACGATGAAAAGATTGAAAAGGCTCTGCGAGGGGAAGTCATGGTACGTATCAATATTCTACGGCAGATCTCCGCACGTGGAAAAGTACGCGATGTTATTGAATTTGTGAAAGACTTCCGAGAGAATGGAAAGAAGATAATTCTCTTTTGTTCGCTTCATGAAGTTGTAGATCAACTGAAACGTTACTTTCCCACTGCCGTATCTGTTACCGGTAGAGATTCGCAGGATGAGAAGCAAAGAGCGGTTGATGCCTTTCAGAACAATCCAAAAGCGGATATAATCATTTGCTCGATAAAAGCGGCTGGAGTTGGTTTAACGCTTACTGCATCAAGTAATGTCGCTTTTGTTGAATTCCCTTGGACGTATGCTGATTGTTGTCAGTGCGAAGACCGGGCACACCGTATCGGGCAAAAAGACTCTGTTACCTGTTACTACTTCCTTGGCCGGCGCACTATTGACGAAAAGGTCTATCGCATAATTCAAGAGAAGAAAAACATTGCTAATGCTGTAACTGGTTCTACCGCGGATATTGAAGAAAATATCGTCGATATGGTTGCACGTATCTTTGATACTGATTATGATGATGAATAATTTAAGTCTGCAAAGATATGAATCTAATCAGGCTGAACTGGTGACCAAATGATTTCTCCATTGATATATCTGAAGTGTATTGAGGAACGGTTTGCAACCTTCTCTCCTGAAAAAGTAAATTCTTTATGAAAATTCTCACTTTCATGGTTAATGGTAATAACCAATGTATCATTTGTCGTGACTTTCTCTGTATTGATTTTATAAGATACAGATGTTTCAAGTCTACTTGAAGGGCGGATTGTTCTATTACGATATATTGTTGACATATATTTGTTTTTTTGCAAATATAATAATAAACTAATAAGCCTTGGGCGGCTTTATAAAACCCAATATTAGAAAGTATGAATAAACTTGGAATTTTGGCGGCTATCGTATTTGTCGCAATTGTTGTGGGATGTTTTGTTACCATCCCTTATTATAACGTTTGGCAGCAAGAAATGTCTGGAAAGGCTGAATTCGCTAAAGCAGAACAAAACCGTAAAATAAAGATTGAAGAAGCTAAAGCTAATCTGGAAGCTGAAAAACTGAATGCCCAAGCTGAAATCGAACGTGCCAAAGGTGCTGCCGAAGCGATTAAAATTGAAAATGGAAGTATTACTCCTGCATATATCCAATATTTGTGGGTACGTCAACAAAGCAATCTGAATGATAAAACTGTGATATACATACCAACGGAAACAAACCTTCCTGTTTTGGAAGCGTCGAGAAATAAATAATAAATCTGCTATGCGGTAGATTCTTGTTTACCGCATAGTTCAAATCAGTATAGAAAGGAATCAAAATGAAAACATTTGAAGTAACATTAACGATTGAAGCGTCCGACTGTACCACAGTAGAGGATGTTTGTAAATCTTTAGAAGAGAATAGTTCCCTTATCGAATTTGATTTATCAGAAGGGAATATTACAGATTAATGTATCAGAGTAAGAATTTGAGTAAACCAAGAATAGATATGAATAGTAAAAACAACAAAAATGAATCACTAATTGAACATATTGATAGTTTGATTGGTGAACTTAACATTGTGAGAAATCATGTATTAAACAATGACTTGCAAACGGCGAGTGAATATACCAACGCTATAGTGACAGGAAGTGAAGAGTTGAGAGACAAGATTGAGGAGAATGATAATGAAGATAATTAAGTTATAACAACTTTCAAAACAAGAAAGAATTGAATGAAACGTCCACAGAGTAATGGATTATTCGAAGTTGCAGGAGGTCAAGAGAAAGAACGTGGCTTCTGCTGCATGAAACTGATAACTTTCCTCTCTGCTAATAATGTAACAGATTGGGATGAATGGCATGGAGCGCATCTTTCTGCTATGTCAGGGAGATGTCCCTATGCTTCGCAGTGCCCAATTCATGAGAGAACGATAGCAGTAGTAGGTAGAAGACCAATACAATTTAGCTTATTTTGAATAATGACTAAAGAAAAGTGCATTTTATGCGGAAAAGAAACGGTATCGGTTATTAAAACTGGTACCGTCTTTATGTGTTATAATTGTTATGCAGATCAGCGTAATCCTACGCGCTCTAAAGAAGTACATAATAACGAGGAAGCTCGAATACAAACAGAGTTCTTTAAACTTATTCCTCTATATTTCCCTAATATACCTGACAAACTTATATTTGCCGTTCCGAACGGTGGAAGCCGTCATATACGTGAAGCTGCTAACCTGAAACGTCAAGGAGTAAAGCCTGGTGTTTCTGATGTGATCGTACTTATTCCCAAAAAGGGTTTTGCTTCTCTCTGCATAGAGTTTAAAACGAGGGTAGGGAAACAGTCAGAAGAACAGAAAGAGTTTCAAAAACAAGCGGAATCATGTCGTAATAAGTATGTGGTAGTTCGAAGTGCATCACAGGCAATCGAAGAATTACGAAAATATCTTTCTTAATAGAATTGAAATTTGTAATACTGAAATTCCACAGATTGAAATAGCTTTTATATGATAGGGGAGAGGGCATCTATTTTTTATATCTTTGCTCTAAAATTACAAGTATGACATTTGAAGAAGCAGTATCATTAGTTGACCGGATAAAAGAGCAAGTTATCGGTGTACCTGTTAAAGGCCGCTTGATTGAATCTTTGTTCATTGGGCCTACAAACTGGAATGAAATGCATGTTTTTATGAATATCAGTTTGCAAAAAGGAGAGGATGAAGCTATCAGCGAGTTTATCGGAAAAAGTTTCTCTGTGTATGGCAGGTCAGTAACTTATATTAATCCGGATCTTCCGCGGTGGGATGTAACTGTGCTGGATGATTGGGAAAAGACTATTTATAATTAAAAAAAGTGTCTGCAATGGGCAAATAAATAGAAATTATTACTATCCTCATAGTAAGCATGGAGGGTTAATAATATGGGGATTCAAACATTAATATTTTATCTACAAAACTAGCTAATGTTTGTTTTTTTACTACTTTTGCAAAAAAACAAACAAATGCATACACCTAACTCTATTTCCTGCATACTCAAAAGTAATCTAAGAATACCTGATACTATTAACAATCAAATAGAATTAAAAGGACGATACAAAAAGAATGGTACTAAGGATTATAATGGATTTTACTTCGATACCTTAATTGATGAGAATACTGAAGAATCTATAGTTATAAAAGTCAGCAAAGGCATTAGAGATCAGCTTGAAAATGACTATATTTATTCGTTCACTGGAGTGCTTGTTATATCGAATAAAAAAGACTGCTTATTCCATTGCTATTTAAGTGTAACAGACACAACAGCTAAGCTGGAAAGAAGAATATCCACAAAAGAAGAACAAATACTTAAATTGTTGGAAAAGAAAAGTGGAAAGAAAACATCTAATATATCAATTGAATTAGAAGATATATTATTAAAAAATATAAAGCCGAAAATATGTCTGCTATTTCCTCAAAGAACAGAAGTCAGAACAGAATTCTGGGATGCATTAGGTTCAGGAATAAATATGTATGACTGCCATGAAGTTCAATGTAACTTTGGCAGCATACAAGAGTTTACCCGTTGTATAGATAGTTTAGATTCTAAGAAGTACGATGCTATTTTCATTTTAAGAGGAGGAGGCGAAGGATTAGAGTTCTTCAGTAATTGTGAAGTTATCAATTCTATATTAGAATGTAATACTCCCATATTTTCAGGAGTGGGACATGGAGATTCAAACATTCTATTGAGATCATTCGTTAGTGAATACAAAAACAATCCAACTGACACAGGATACCACCTTGCTAAATTAGCCAAAGGTACTAGAAAGCGGATAGAGGACCAATTAGAGTCCAACAAAAATCATAATAATATGATCAAAAACAAAGATGCCATTATTGAATCGCAAAAAGCACAAATAGATGAACTCAAGAAAAATAAAATGATTTATATTTTAGCAACAGCAGCAACAGTTGCCATTATATTGTATATGCTGATGGGGTAATACTGCGATTCATAGATCATCCTCATCACCGGAATGCAAGTTTAGTTCTAACTAGTCAAAGGGGGATAGACATAGAGAGGTAGCTTATTCGGCTACCTCTCTAATACATAATACTATTTTAATAGAGATATTATCTCATTAGGAGTATGAATTACATGGTCAGCATCTGATCTTAACAACGACTCTTCATTAGCACTTCCCCATAAACAAGCTACACTTTCAATTCCCGCTCCATTTGAAGCTATCACATCACTAACCTCATCTCCAAAAGAAATAACATCTTCCGCACTTAAACCTAATTGAGTCAATGCTAAATTCATTCCTTCCGAGTTTGGCTTTTGTAATTTGACATCATGATAAGCAACAACTGTATCAAAAGGTATATTGAAGTGATTTAACACTTTCTTTACATAAGCAGAAGGAGCTTTACTCACAATTCCAACTTTTAAATCATTATCTTTTATAAATTCAAATACTTTGTCATAAGCTTCATATAATACAAATTTAGGAATCAGTGAATAAACCGTATTCCAATTGCGAGCACTTCTATACGACTTAGCAATATTTGAGTCTACTAAGGTTTGATCAAGATCAAAAATTATACCTTTCTTCATAAATATACATATTAGAATAATAGTTGTGATTCGTAATCATGTTTATACTGAAGCTGGTTTCCTGACTGCAAGAATTTGTATAACATATTCGCTTCACGTAATTGAAGAGCTCCTTTTCTGATTAAATAACTATTTCCACAAACATTCTCCATTTCATTCACACGTTGATCTTTATAAAAGACCGCTGCTAAAATTTTATTATTATCAATGGTCGTTTGGACAGCGTGCATTGTGCCACCCTTTATCCCAGTTTGAATTACAATTGTAGCAATAGCTAACCCGGCTTGTAACCTATCTCTTTCTACGAAGTTCGTTTTAAAAGCAGGAGAGCCATAAAAATACTCGGATAGTAGTACTCCACCTTTTTCTACTATTTCTATAGCAATGCTTTCATGTGCCTTTGGAGAAATAGTATGAAGACCATGAGCTAATATAGCTGTAGTTGTTCCATTTTTTACAGATAAGGCAGCTTTATGAGCAATAGTATCACATCCTAATGCTAAGCCACTAACAATATTAAATCCTTTTTCTGCAAAATATTCTCCATAATATTGCCCTGCTTCTTCTCCTTCTATGGTAGGGTGTCTTGTCCCAATTATTGCAATTGATTTCTTATTATTAATACTATTAATATCACCTTTATAATTAAGTATTATTGGAGCTACATCTTTAAATCTATTATTAGTATATGATTTCAGCTTTTTAAGTTGTATCGGAAACAAATTATCATATTGAGAAATGATATGTACGCCGTTATTCAAAGATTTATCTAAAACTCTTTGAGCTTCATCAATAGCTTTCTGAAAAAGATCTGGAGTCAACTCTTTATTTAATCTTATATAATGAGTTTTTATGCACTCCCGTACATATGATACAATGTCATTATCAGAAAATAAGTTACGTTCTATCATGGCTTTAGCTACCAACTCCACTGTCTTAGGACCAAAACCGGGTAAATGTTTTAGTTTAATAATTAATTCCGTCTCTTTAGATATACTCATATCAATTATAAATTTTCGTTAGCATGTTCATCATGACTCGTTCTTGCAATGCAAAATAAATAAAAAGTTGCGTTAGGCCATTCTTCTTTTAATGTTTTTATTATTTCAGCAGATGTGACGCAAGCTGTTGAAATATCATCGACAATCAACACCGATTTATTATTAAGATCTTTTTTTACCTCTATTTCAAAAACTCCGTCCATTTCTGCCTTCCTAGAAGCTAAATCCGGTAATCTATGTAGAGGAGTAGTTACCCTTTTTTTCTTTAACAAACGTGGTAAATATGTTGCAGAAACAGCATCTGCAATAGCAATAGCTAAGGGTCTTAATTTTGAAGATTTCAATGCTGTTGTTTCAGAACTTCCTAATGTTCTAATAACATAATCAAACTTTAAGTTTGCGCTATTTATGGCTTCAATGCATTTATCGATAATATACTGATCATTTTTATCATTTCTATTCCATTTAAATTGCTTAATCATGCTAGTCCACTTGGTTGTATCTGTATATCCTTTAGGAATATAATATACTATATGGTATGCCTCTTCCAGACCTGCATCTGTATATTGAGGATCATTTGATAAACTTTTTAATTTCATACATTACTCTCTTGTTGTTTTTGCAATAAAAATACCAGTGACACTTTTAGCACCTGTTTCTAAAAGTTTAGCAGAAACTTGTTTAAAGGAGGAGCCTGATGTTATAATATCGTCAAATAGTAATATATTTTTATCTTTATACTGTTCTGAATTTATTATTAGATATGGTGTTATATTTTTATTACTAGTGCCTTTCGTTTCTTCATGTTCAATTGCAGAAAGGTAGTTAAAACCGTTTTCAATATTTAAAGCTTTAGCTACTATACTACAAAAATATTCAAAACGCTTATTTGTCTTTTCTGGTTTTGAAGCAGGTATTATCATTAAACAGGTGTTTTCAAGATTAACACTCTCTTTTTTAATACTTTCCACTATTATATTAGCAGCATATTCAACATCAGCTTTATGTCCATCTTTAAAACTATATATAAAACTACGAATAGTCTTTATATTAATATCTACATCATTTCCTATACTAGATAAAGGGTAATAATCATGAATTACATAGTACTTACATTCTTTAAAAGTCATGCTTTTTTCTTTTCTCATTCGAACTAAACATGAATCACGATGACGGAATTCTTTAATTTTCTTATCATATTTAAGAGTATACATAGCATTTTATATTTAAGGATTAATGATTTTCAAAAATAAAAATAGATATCAAAAAAAACAATTTTAGAAGAATGTTTATAAACATAAAGCCAAACCTCATTACACTTGGTCGAGCTCCATTCATAATTGGAGAGTCTATACCAAATATTACAACAGACATCCACGTTTGTACACAAATGTACCGATTATAAATGAGATAAGTAAAAGAAAATATCCCAATTTTCGCAAGCAGGGATATTCGAAGTTTCTTTATTATGAATTTAAAAGTAGTTATTTCCTTCTTATACTGCACACAAACCAATAGACGACGATTAAGGTAATGCTACCTATATAGACTTTGTCTTTATATAAATCCCACCATGAAAGTTTTACTATCTTTTCCTTTTGGCTTAAAATAGCATCCATTCTATACCCCAATGAATCCAATCTATTCGAGAGCTGCTGCAAAGTAATAGATAGTGTTTCGTCAACTTCAGTCCGTTCTTGCTCCTGTTTGGAAGCGGTGGTAGTACTTTCTTTGACCGGGTATTGTTTTCCGGTTGAATCCGGAAGCGATAAGTAAACTGTTTTATTCTCAATTTTCAGATCACTCAACTTGTCAGTAGTAATCTTCGTTTGCTTACTTACATCAGTCCTCAATGACTCAATTATACTTTGAATACGACTCAATTCACCGGAATAGTCTACCTGCTTTTGAGTTTCCATATTCCGGGAAGTCTTGCAGGAAGTAAACCATATTCCCGACATCAGGAATATGGTTATATAGATTAGCGTTTTCATGGTCGGATCACTGTATTACGAAGAAAATTAGAAAATTCACTTCTTACATCGAAGCAGGGGCACGCCTTAATATATTCTTTTGGCTCTATCTCTCCACTGCTGTCCAGATCCGGCGAAGTATCACGGTGTCCGAGCACTTCAATTATAGGGTATTCCTTACAGAGCTTCGCGACCAATTCGCGTAGTGCCATCTTTTGAGCTGGAGTACGTGTATCTGCAGGTTTTCCAGATGCGTCCAAGCCTCCGATATAACAGATGCCAACACTATGCTTATTATATGAAGACTCTGAAAATCCTTTGGTATTACAATGCGCTCCGTCAATGCTTAACGGTCGCCCATTCTCAACCATTCCGTCAAGGTTAACAATGAAGTTATAACCGATCTGATTGAATCCCCGAGCCCGGTGCATCCGGTCAATATCTTTGGCTCGTAGAGCCTGTCCGGCACGCGTGGCCGAACAATGGATGATAATTGCATCAATAGTTTTCATTTTGCGTCTCCTTTTTGTAAGTAGTTCGTTAAATAGGGGATGTTCTTTATAAACTCAACACTTAATACATAGTGCAAGAAAGCTACTACCTTATGGCCATTGCTAGAGTTGGGTAGAATTTCTTTGATATTCCTTAGAATGTTCACCCCGTAGAAATAGAAAACGCTATACGTAATAAATGAAACACATTGTAGCGCACCTTCCGGATTTCCTTTGTGTTCACCAATAAAGTAGATGCAGCTAACCAAGGCAAAGAAAATAGTTGCTTCTACGATACATCTCCAAGCCTTTTTAAAAGAAAAACTCTCATGATTGATAAGGAGTGCAGTAAGTAGCCCGCAAATGAAATTGAGGGCAAATACAGCAATAAGACTTTTGATCTCCCCAGAAATAGGATTGAGATAAGCAGCTATGCCGGTAACCAATCCAATAAGTAAGTTTTTGAAATAATCCATATCATTTTTATCTAAAATATTAATACTTTATTTTAATACCTCGCTACAATCATCAATAGCTGTCTGAAATACTTGTTTCACTTCGCCAAAGGTTAGCCCATGATCCTCATGTAGCGAGAATCCGGTTACTCCATTTCGCGAAGTATTGAAGAAACCTACTGTGGCTTCATCCTTAATAATCTCGGCAGTAATATCTTTCACCGCTTCGGTACCACGAGTTGACATTCTGTACTTAATCCTGATAGCGTCCGTAACCTTAGTTGTGGCAGTACTGTTAGTTGATGTAATGTTCATTCTTTACCTCCTCCTTCAATTAGTTCATTAATTTGCCCGAAAGCACCTGCTGTAAAGACATCTGCACAAATCTCCTTTAAGAGAGTGGCGTCTTCTGTTGTAATCTCAAGTATTCCTCGGTTATTTATGATTTGTTGGAGCATATTGTAGGCACGTAGTTTTTTTGCCATATCCATACCTGATTGAGGATTCATACCGGCAGCATAAAGCGCTTCCGAAACCATATCACGAAGAAACTGCTTCTGTTCCTTGCCATTGACTATTTTAATGGCTTCCTTGCCTCTAAAATCTATTAAAGGTTTGTTTAAATTTAATTTCATAATCATTAATATTAAGCGATTGATACTAATAGTCCTTTTCTGAACTTCATATTACTACCAAAATCAAAATCAATTCCTTGGTAATAGTTTATACTTCCATCTGAATTCCGGCTTGTAATACAACCAAAATTATCGGCAAGGCATAATTCACTCGATAAAGAACCTTTCACATAAACTCCTCCATCAAAAAAGCCGGCGTATGTTGTACTAGCCAGTGGGTAGCTTCTGTCTGATGCATTTAGATTTCTGGAAGCATAAATACAAGCTCCACCAAAATTGGAACCAATAGATGCGATCCCAAAACGTCCGTCTGTTTCTGCATTGAAAGTAACGTTAACAACGCCTTCTTTTGCCGTTCCAGAACCTAATTTCAAACTACGAGATGTTCCGCCAAAATACCCTGAACGCGTCCAAACGAGACGTCCATTTTCGATAGTAAAACCACCTATGAACCCGGAGTCAGCATCTATCCTGCGAACCTTTATCAAATCAGTATTCAAATACCCGCCTACAACAATTGTAGTACCAAGTTTTGCATATTCGACTGCATCCTCAAATGCTAATTTACCCAATCCGTCTCGATCAATCTTGGAGTTAATCATTGTCTGCAGATCACTATGCAGTGCGGTGATTGTAACAGCACCTTCCAAATTAATTTTAGATGAATGAATCGTCGTTTCACCTGCTGCCTGGTTAATATAAGATATAAGCGTATTGCCGTTTTCCAGTTCTTTAGAAGCATATATCTTATTACCGTCAGCTGTAGTAATCCAACCTGCAGTATCTATCCGCTGCGTCAGGCTGTCAACTCGAGTTACTTGTGCGGAGATTTGAGTATTGAGTACTTTCAAATCGGCTGTACACTCATCGGAATAGCTTTTCAGTTTGTCGTGAATAGCTTTGTTTGCTTCTTCAACAGCTGTATTAAAACTAGCTAAAGCAGAGTTGAATAGAGTAAACTTATCATCTACATTCTTTTTTTCCTCAATAGTCGTTTGTCCATCTGCAATAGCCGTATTTATTGCAGCAATAAGATTATCAATAGCACCAAATAAGGAAACCTTGGCATTAAGTAAGGCTGTTTTTGCAGAACCTTCCAAATAGGTGTTTACATATAGTTTGCTATATGTCGCTTCAACGGCAGATTTCGTATTTTTGACTGTATTCAAATACTTCTCTATCGCTTTCGCTTCCGCCCCATCAATGATACCGTCCGCAAATGCGCCATCCACATAATCATGTAAGCCATCGACTGAATCGGCAGCGTCCTGCGCAGCTTTAGCAGCGTTCGCTGCATCCTCTAAAGCTTGTATTGCTTGTTGCAGTGCCTCGTCAGAATATTCCTTTAGTTTATCCTGTATTGCCTTATTTGCTTCTTCAACAGCAGTATTAAAATCAGCATAGGCAGAATTAAAAAGAGTGAATTTACTATCCACGTCTTTCTTTTCTTCTGTTGTCGTGAATCCATCAGAAATTGAAGCATTGATAGCATTAATCAAGTTTTCAATACTTCCCATCAATGTAACCTTAGCATTGAGCAAACCAACCTTTGCAGAGCCGGATAAATAAACATTCGTGTAGAGTTTATTATAAGTTGCTTCGATAGCTTGTTTAGTGTTGTTGATCGTATTGATATACTTTTCAATAGCTTTTGCCTCTGCTTCGTCTATAAGACCGTCAGCGAAGGCTCCATCTACATAGTTATGAAGTCCTTCCACTGAATCGGCAGCATCTTTGGCCGCTTTAGCTGCATCCTTTATTTCCTGATGAGCAGCTTCCCATTCAGACAGATTTTCCAATCCGGAAGAACCTGCTTTTATTTGGATGTTACCGCCTATCTCACTTTTTACCAGATCGAAATATGTATCACCGTCCGGCGAAAGGATTCTTTCTGTTGTTACGCGGCCCGGCAGAATTTCAGTAAATCCGTATAGCTGAACAAAACTTCTACTACCTTCATACTCGCTGTTAAGCACTCCGGTGAGTAAATGATAATATCCAGTTATCTGTTCTATTTTAATAGCTGTTTCACTCAAGAGGAATGTTCCAGCTTGATTCTCCTTGCCAACTTTAGCATATAGATAATATTTCTTTTCCGGGTCAATGAGTGCCGGAGAATTGTATTCAGCCATATCCCAGTACTTATATTCGTCTGCCTTATGTGAAGAAGAAAGAGAACTAATGCCGAGTGTTAAATGCTGAAGGATTCCTGCCGGAGCGTTCAGTATTCTTGTGCTGGCATTATAAGTAATATTGTGAGATACCTGAACTGGATTCGTTTTTGAATTGACAAAACGGAATTGCAGGCTTTCATCACCTACAAGCAGTTGCATGGTTGAAACGGTTATTGGATTGACAGAGCCGGAGAAGTTCAGCAGTGCATCTTCAAGCATGGACATCGTTTCCTTTGCATCCCGGAACCGACGCTTAGTAAACTGCAGGGCGTCCTTATGCTTGATATCTACCTCTACTTTGTTCGTCTCAATCTTATTCAGATCACTTGAAACAGATGTACTGACTGGTTCGTTTGATAACTCTATTTCCGGAGAATATGGATTATTAATATAGCGCTTGATTCCGATCATGCGAATAAGAGAACCTTCCGGATGAAATTGCGTATCATAGAAATCAACATACCCTCCGAGTACTATTTTACCGCCTATCTCCAACCAGCGTTTTTTAGCCCAAATACCGTCCAATGTCCCGGTAAATATGAATGCTTTATCTTCATGTTCATAGAGGTATTTAGCTGCTTCCTTGAAAGCTTCCCAGCTCGCACCTGTTTGTGTGCTGTCATTACAGATATAAGCCTTCGGCAATTGCATTCCGAACACTGCGTATGTATCACCAACCTTCGGGCGCCAGACTTCCGGTTCCGGCATTGTTATCCCATCGATTTCTTGCGGAACAATTTCAAATCGACGTGCCTCTTTCTTGTCTTTCGCTTCATGGATATACTTTACTTCGAACTCCTTGCCTGTAAGCATGCCGGTTTGGAAAATGACAGTCATACTTTCTCCAGCTATGAGACAATCTTCGAAATTCAACTCTTCAGGAATGTCTTTATCTACAAAGTCAAAGAAGTTATTCTTCTTGTTCACTTCAATAACAGCACTGACAGTACCGACACGGGAAGGATAAATAGCTGTACAGTCCAGACTATCTTCCTTTGCTGTTGTAAGTTCTTTATCGGCACGCATGACACAAGTTCCATCCGCATCGGTCTTATAGATACGCGCCTTAGTAGAATCGAAGCCCTCTTCATTCTCAAATTTGATTCCATCAAATCGGATAGTCTTATTCTTTGGAAGTAACAGGTACTTAGATCCGTATGTGGAATAATCAATATTGCGATCTGTAGTTTCTACCAAAATTATTTCGGGTGGTATATCCCCGGATTCGCGACCAACACCGACCTTAAAACCGTGGCCTTTACCATACGACAGTTTCAAAGGGTTTTCCTTGTTATACTCAACTTTACGCAGATGGATAGTCCTAATTTGTTTTCCTTCAACCGTTTCTTCAATGATCTGCCATTCTGTTTCATATAGTTCTGCAAGTTGATTGAAAGCATTAAGAATATAGGTGTGATTGTAGTTGATTACTTTTTCCGTTCCTTCAATGCAATCACCGACTTTCCAACCGGTACTCCGACGGTTCAGGTTTTCAACGAGTAGACGTAGATGTTCATGTGGCTTGGCTGTATATGAGAATTTAATACTTCTGTCAACGGTATGACGTACTTTCCACAGCATAGCATCAGCCTCCCCAGTTTCCAGAATCAGAGTATATTCGAAGTTACGTTCACCGTTCTTCTTGAAATTGCTATCCCTCTTCAAAGAATAACGCTTCCCGTAGAAGTCACACCAAGAGCCGACCGGTATTTCCAAGTATCCAGGATGAGAAAAATACAAAGTGAGTGTATCTTCTCCCATGATAGCTTCATAAGAGTAGCTTTCATCTTTTACTTCGATTTTTATTTCCTTATCATCATTATATAAAGTTACCATGTCCTTAGAATTATATCCTAAAATATAAACGTCAAATAGAAATGTATTGAATAATAGGCATAAAAGTAAGGAAATGATAGACGAATCATTGATAAAATAATATATTACACACAACATCAACTGCATTGTCACGAAATAAATCCAAATGAAAAATATTTAAAAGAAATCACTCAAAATGTAGTTTAATTCACCTAAGTTCTCTCGGGACGAACGCCGCATTGAAAGATTTTTCCAATGTAACAACAAAAAGCCTATCCCAGAACGGATATTATAAGCTACCGGATGGGTTATTGATTCAGTGGGGAACTGGAGGAAATGGCGTAAATCAAATAGTTTACTTTCCTACTAGTTTTTATAATACCTCATATGTTGTAGTAACTACTGCTATTTCTTCTGTTATGAATTCGATAGTAAAAATGATAAATGGGAAAAATATATCTTATTTCAAAGTTTATTCGGTAGGTCCAACAATTGAAGCTGGGGAGATATTCGGATGGATCGCAATAGGAAGATGGAAGTAGGAAATATTATAACATCAATTTGATTATGAATTGTTTTAGTAGAAAAATAGTATTGATTTTTGCCACAATTATTTGGCAAAGTTCTCTCGGGACAAATTGTGCGTTAAAAGATTTTTCCAATGTTACGACACAGAACCTCGGACAGAATGGTTACTGTAAGTTTCCAAATGGACTGTTAATCCAATGGGGATATGGTGGTGGGTATTCAGGGGCTACTAATTATTTTTTTTCTACGTCTTTTTTAAACACTTACTATTCAATATCAATGTGTGCAGAATATGCCGTTACTGCTGAATCCGTCGTTTTATGCCCTTATATTAACACTAAAGCTACTACTTATTTCAAAGGTGGTATGACATATACAAGTGGTAATGTAGTATATCCTACTTCTTGGAAATTCTTTTGGATAGCTATAGGCCGTTGGAAATAGAAATATTATAACATAAATTTGATTATGGATAGATTTAGTAGAAAATTGGTATTACTTTTATTGCTTGTAATTTGGCAAAGTTCTCTCGGAACTAATGCAATTCAATCATCTGGTCAAAGTTTCGGACAAAATTCATATATTAAGTTCAATAATGGTCTATTAATCCAGTGGGGAGTAAAGGCTGGAGCTGTAGGATTCTCCTCATTATATCTACCTACAAGTTTCTATGATACGAATTATATCGTACAACTAACGGGAGTATCAGCTAATACAACAGAGATTATAGTGTATGCTCCAACAATATATACTAAAACAGTTTCTTCATTTAAAGTAGGTACAAGGTATATAGCAAGCGGAGGAGAAATAGCTTGGACAGGTTGGCAGTTTACTTGGTTTGCAATAGGTAAATGGAAATAATTTAAAAACAAATATCATGAAATATTGGAAAAATGGATTCTATGACGAACCGGTAGACGGTTCGGTAGAAATTACGGATGAATATTATCAAGAGTTACTGGCTGGTCAATCTACCGGCTTGATAATAACTGAAAGCAAAAAAGGATATCCTATTTTAGTTGTGCACGAGGCTACTATCGAAGAAACCAGAGCGCAAAAACTTGATGAATTACGATTGTTCGATTCATCTGAAGCAGTGAATCAATTCAGTATAAACGGAGTATTTGGATGGCTGAATAAGAATACTCGTGTAGGGCTTATGAACTCAATTAGTATTGAAAGAGAAACTGGACGATCTGAAACAAGTATTTGGCTAGGTGATACGCAGTTTATTCTCTCTATCGAGAAGGCCGTTAATATGCTGCAACAACTAGAATTATATGCCCTTGCGTGCTATGACACAACACAAAGGCATATCAACGCTATCAATCAATTAGAAACAAAAGAAGAAATTGAAGCATACAACTTCAAAACTGGTTATCCCGGAAAGCTCAACTTTGCCGGATAACCTATCGTATAATCGTAGTTTTCGATTTCCTCAATAGTCTGCAATGATCTGACTGCTGCGATGTGCGATTGTGTCACATTGTAGCAGTTTAATGCATACATTTCAATCTCATTCAGCATTGATAAAGCGTCAGGTATAGGGATAACATACTTCACTGCATCATACCACAGGATTGTATGCGTTTTCCCTGCATTTTTCTCAATCGAAATTGAGTTAAATAATCCAACACGTGTGGATTTGTCTAACCACATACTTTCCCCTTTAATTTTAAAAGAATTGACATCGGCCGATTTGTCAAATATCTGTATTTTAGATATTTTCATTTTTCGCACTTCTTCGATGTCGTACTCATATTCTACCAAAATCGGGTATCCATTCTTACTTTCAACTATCAGTAAACCGTTAGACTGCCCATCTAATAGCTGATTGTAATGCTCATCCGTTATTTCTACTGAACCGTCTACCGGTTCATCGTAGAATCCATTTTTCCAATACTTCATAATATTTGTTTTTTAGTTATTTCCAACGCCCGATCGCAAACCAGTCCCATGATTCTTGTGATAATCCAGTAGTACCCCCACTTGCATAATTTCTATTCAAATAAAATCTACTAACTGTTTTATTTATTGCCAAAGGAGATGATGAATATACGGCGGAGTCACTACTAGGCTTATATACAGTTGCAAATATTTTATATTCAGTATTATAAAAAGATGTAGGCATAGTCACACTATACGAAGCTGTAGATGAACCTCCAACTCTGCCCCATTGTACAAGTAATCCATTATTGAATTTTGCATAACCGTTCAAGGATAGGTTTACGCTCATTGCGTTCGATAGATCAGCTAAAGCATACGTAGTCCCGAGAGAACTTAGTAAAGTTTTCTCCGCATCCGTCATGAATTTTCTTGTAGTACTTTCTTCAATCATTGATGCTGGATGAGAAGCCGGATGAGAGTAATTATTAGCTCCGGAGGCTATTCCGCTAAGTTTTGTACGTTCTGCATCCGTCATAAAACGATGAGTCGAATCTTCTTCAACGTCCGTCGCTGTATGTTTATGAGAACTTGCAGCATAACTACCCTTGGGTTGGTATGCTGAATCGTGGTTGTGATTTCCTGCCGCCTTACTATTCCAAGTAGATCTTTCCGAATCTGTGACAAATCTATGTGTAGAATCGTCCGTAATGTCAGTTGCTGCATGTTTATGAGAAGACGGTGCATAGCTACCTTTAGGTTGATATACTGAATCGTGATTATGGTTTCCCGCAGCTTTACTGTTCCAAGTGCTTTTTTCTGCATCAGTAACAAAGCGGTGAGTACTATCCGGAGTAATATCCGTTGCTTCGTGTTTATGCGAACTCGCTGCATAACTTCCTGCTGGCTGATAGACCCCTGTATGAGTATGATTCGACGGGGACGCACCAACCTCGGAAGCTGTATAAGATGGTTTACTTGCAGCTTTCGCCCATGCAGGCACATCGCTTGCTGGCATAGAAGTTGGAAAATCACTTATTTCAGACTTCTTATGAGTATGCGCTTTAGGTGTACGTGCGTCACTTAGTCGACTATCATTTCCTTGGCAAACAGTTCCGGAAGTTGTGCCAAAGTTCTTATTGAAAGCTGTATTTTTTGAGAATACAGGTTCGTATATTCCTGCATGGTTATGTGTATCCAAAGCTGCTTTCAAAACCTTCCCTTGTTCGGCAGAAAGGACCTTGCCAGTACCACCACTTGTTAGGTTGTTGACAATATCGGAAACGTTGATTTTCTTCCCTAACTCTGTTGCCATGGTAGCGGCGAAGTTCGGATCATTATTAAGGGCATTAGCCAATTCAATAAGCGTGTCGAGGGCTTCCGGTGCTCCAGCTACAAGTGCATCCACTGCATCTTTTACTTTAGCATCAACTCCAGAAACTGCGTTATTGGCGGCCTGTGCTGCCGCATTTGCGCTATCTGTGGCAGCTTTAGCAAGAGCTGTTTGCGCTACTGATGCGTTTTTGGCTGTATTAGCATCATCAGTAGCTTTTTTCGCTAAAGCTGTTTGGGCTTCCGATGCAACTTTGGCAGCGTTAGCCTCTTCTGTTGCTTGGTGGGTTTCTTCTTTGGCAGCATTAATACTTATAATTGCTGCGTTAGCGTCATTAGTAGCTTTCTTTGCAAGAGCAGTCTGTTCAACTGATGCGTTTTTGGCAGCATTTGCATCATTCGTAGCTTTTTTTACAAGTTCTAGTTGTGCGGTAGCATCTCCTGTAGCAGATGTCATTTCTTGTATAATACCGCTATACTCTGACTTACGTTGGGATTCGGCTTCTACACGTTCTGTTTCAGCAGAGACACGCCTAGTCTCATTTGAGGAACGAGTATCTTCTGCAGCTTTGCGGGTATCTTCATTTTGCTTTCTTTTATTTTCTTCGGATACCCGGGCTGTCTCCGCTGATTTACGTTCTGTTTCAGCGGACTTTCTTTTGTTTTCTTCTGATACTCGGGCTGTCTCCGCTGATTTACGGTCTGTTTCAGCAGATACGCGTTCAGATTCGACAGTAACGCGATTATCTTCGGCTGTCACACGTGCAGTTTCATTCGTTTCTCTCGTGGATTCGGCTTCTTTTCGTTCATCTTCGGCTGTTACGCGATCTGTTTCAGCTGTAGAACGTGTTGTTTCAGCCGCTTTTCGTTTGTCTTCTTCCTTCACACGTTCCGATTCTGCAGAAGAACGTCCTGTTTCAGCGGTCTTACGTGCATCTTCATTACTTTTACGTGTTTGTTCATCTGACACTCGTTTATTTTCTGTTTCAACGCGGCTAAGTTCTGCAGATACACGTTGCCCTTCAGCGGTCGCACGAGCTGCTTCCTCTGCTTTACGGGTATTCTCATTTATGATACGTACTGATTCTGCAGCTGACCGGGCTTGTTCTTCATTTGAACGATTTCTTTCAGCATCGATACGAGTAGCTTCATTGCGTTGTCGAGTATCTTCATTCGCTTCTATTTGGGTTCGGGAATCATCGGCCGTCTTTGCTGCGTCATTGGCCTTCTTTGTTGCTGCAACTACGTCATCATAGGCTTTCTTTATGAATTCAAGACTAACTTTTACACTTGTTTGTACGCCATTCACCATTTTAACGCCAATAGTGTACAATCCTACCATGCTATCAGCAAGCGTTAATTCGCTGATTTTTTTCTTTTTAATTGGCATAATTTTTTAAGTCAATATAAAATATTCCATCTTCTGTTATGATAAATTCTCCTGCTTCGGATGCAAGCAGGAAGTCTGTTTCTCCAATCCGGAAACTAGTAAATACAAGTTTCAAGGTAAATTCCCACCATACCCCATTATTAAGAAGAAAATTGTTTGTCTGGCAACTCTTATAATAGCAAGGATAGCTTTCACTCCACTCATCACAATAAAATATACGTTCCGCATCGGAATACTCATATCCTTCATTATCTGTCTTAGCAGACAGTTTTGTGAGATCATAGAGTAGGGCATCGCGATTACGCCAGAACGTTTCAATCGTCCCGGCCCGCATCAGGCATTTGAGAGATACTTCTTTGGTTTGGAATTTCACAACTTCACCGTCATAGATTGCTCCATCTTGACGTTTGAAATTCTGTAATAGGTTCTTTTTTACCGTCGGAGCCTTTAGTATTTCAGCATTGCTACCTTGCAATACGACTACGCCATAATCGGATAAGTCTTTGTTATCAATCTCGTAACCTTTAGGCATTGGAAGCTCATTTACGGGCTCCTGGTATTCGTAATCGACTTCTCGGGGGAAGTCGTTACTAAAAATAAATTTAGCAACTTCAAGGCTCGGATTAATAACATAGTTGCTTTGGGAAGACAGACGTAACTTATAACTCCTGCCGATTAAGGGAAAGTAAAATTCATGATAACTCAAGTCAGAAAGTATATCAATCAGTCCACTAATACCCAAACTGCCTATATATGCAAACTCAATGCTTACTTCAGCCGTATCCAATATAGGACTAGAAAGATCAAATTCCTGTCCGTCTTCTTCTGGCCAATCATTCTTGTCCGGTTCCTTCATGGCTGGAAATGCTACCAGGTTATTATAACTTCCCTTTGTAATACATATACCCAAACTGATATAAGCATCTATTCTGTCTATTAGTAATTGCCCTTTCATCGCTTAAGTGTTATACCTTTAGTGTTTAACGTGTCTATTCCCAGCTTTACAGCGTACATGAACTCCCTTATTTCCACAAGGTTAGATGTGTAATTGGAGATATCCGATAAATGGGAAACAATAGTATCATTACATCGAAGCATTTCAGCCATATTCTTATCCATATTTATGAGATATGACAGTTTCTCTGCTATTTTCTCTGTTCCTGAATTAATACTCTTAACTTCCTCATTTATAGAATAGGTATGCGAAGTCACTACAGCAAAACTACCGTCTAGCTTATCTGCAGAGTCTTGCGACATTGAAGCAAATCCTTTCTTTGATGCCTCACGCTCATCGTCGTTATCATTCCAGCCGAACATTTCTGCCATTGCATCTCGTTTTACTTTCATTTCATTAGAGAGCTGTTGCCCTTCTGCCTTCAGTGCATTATACTCATCTTCAGTCATACCGTCATCCATAGCATTGTTAAGTTTTTCTCTCCAAGCCATTAAGCTGTCCATGAATTCTTCTTTAAGCATAGAATTTACGATAGCATTCTTCATGTATTCCTCGAAATTGTCGGCGAAATCAGCACTATCAGCATCCATGTCTGTTAGTAGATCTTGAAAGTCAGAACGAAGAGAAGCATAATCAATAAGAGTTGTATCAGCAATTTGTTGTTCCAATACCTCTGCCACTTGTCCGACACCATTTGCGATTTGATCGGCAAATTTCTGTGTGTCTGAATCAAGTTGAGACCAGAAGATACCGGCATGTTCCTGAAGTTCCGCAAGTTGTTCATCGGTCAAATCAAATAGGCCAGTCATACGACCACCCATTTTCTTCTTAAATTCCTTTACGGACATGTCTAATGCCTCTGCTGCTTGTTTCCAGCCCTCATCTGACATATCTTCAACCTCGCTGTACCCTTTTGAGTGAGACTTTCCAGAAGCACCAGAATTTAGATACTGCCGACCTAATACTTTTGCATTCTCACTTTGCAATTTTATGTTAGCGATGGCTGCTTCATATACTGCGTTTGCAGTATCTCCTGTAAGAGTTTCTGCTAGTTCTAACTGTTTCTCAATTACCCGATCAAGAATGTTGATGTAGGATTCATATGCTTCTTTTGCCTTTTCATATTTCTCGGTCGTATCATCCTTAGTGAACATACTGAAAATCTTCGTCGCTACCTGTATTACTGCACTAATAACAGCAAGAATAACAGATGCCTTCTCAACTGTACTGATAGCGTTAGCCGATGTATCTGCTGCCATTTCAACACCACTCATAGCAGTCAATGCAAAGGTCCCTATTTCACCAATCAATGAGATAATTTCACCAGCCGGTCCACCGATTGATTTTCCAACATCAGTTAATGCGTCTGATAATTCATCTAACTGTGCTTTTACATCTTTCTCTGCTTTCTTTACCTTAGCATCCTTCTGTACCACCTTATCTTTCGCCTCATTGTATCTCGAAGTCTTTTCTTTTACTTTATCCAAAGCCTGTGCCTCGGTCAGATAAGCTTTTGTGGAATCAATTTTACCAGTCTTTTCGTTGAATTTAGAGGACTTGACACCATTTTCAATCTTAGCACCACCTTTTACAGCTTCTTGAGTCTGTTTAGCATTTTCTAATTCAATTTGCGCATTAGCTAACTCTTCCTCTGCTTCTGCTAGTTCTTTCTTCTTGTCAGATAATGATTGAAACGGGTTACGTGAATCCAATTCATCCATAATTGATTGAATAGTACTAGTATATTCGCGAAGCTGGTCCGGAGAAAGAACTTTGGCAGCCGTACTCTTTGCATTCTCTAATTGAGTCAGCAGAGAATTAAGAGTTTCAGAAGACGTTTCTTTCAGATTTTCAAATGCACGAACATACTCCGGAGACTCTTTCAACTTATCGTAATCCAGGCCCATCAATTCCATTCCCTTGTTTTTTGTCGCCTGGGCTATGGAACGATCAATCTGTTCTACTTGATCTGTATCTCCATTCTTTACAGCTTGTTTTCGTTGTTCCTGCAGGGTAGCAATATCTTCATTGAACTTTTTCTCAATTGCGAGACGTTGATCTGTATAATCCTGATACTGATTCAACAGTTCGGATAAGTCATCTCCACGATTATATTTAGTATTTGTAACTTCCTTTTTTTCATTAGCAACTTTATCAAATGCATCAAACTGTTTCTTTACTGGCTCTGATTTGACATATGCTGATGCATTGAAGGTTTTCTTTTTATTTTGTGGATTAGCTTCGAAAGCTGAACGAGCTTTTTCAATTTCTTGTAATTTCTTATCCTCTGCTTCACGCTCGATAGCCTGTAACTCTAGATTATGATTGAGTTTCCTTTGTCTAAGGACCTTTTCGCTACTCTCTTTGAGCTTGTTGATTTCAAGTTGTTCGAGTTCATTTGCAGAGTCCTCTTTCATACGCTGCTGCTCTCTATTCTGCTTATCTAGCAGGAGTTTATACTTCTCCTGTTCTTCACGGAGCTTGTGAGCTTGGTCGTCCTGCTTGGAAGATGAATCATAGACTTTTAATTCTTTTTCAGCTTCCTTCAGCTTCTTGATATTTTCTTTGTAGGAAGTAATAACGGCAGAATCTATCCCTTTGAACTTTCCAGCATCCATTTGCTTCTTTTGTGCTGAAGCGATTGATTCCAATGCTTTCGTAGCATCATCTTTTTGTTTTGTCCAAAAGGCTTTATTTTGAATGGCTGCTTTTTCTTCTTCTTTCTTTTGTTCTTCCTTTGCTTTCTTCTGAATTTCATTTATTTTCTCTACTTCTTCTTTTGCAAGACGGGCAGACTCTGCAGCTTCATTCTTCTTTTTGGCTAATCGTCCAATTTTTATACTTAATCCGGGATCCTCAATACCATCTTTTCTGTTTTTTTCAGCTTCATCGATAGCCTTTTGCCATTCAGCGGTAGCTGCATCAAGTTCTTCTTGCTTCATAACAGCTCTAACCTTAATCCCCATAACATATTGCTCATTTTTATCTTTGTTGAGTAGTTTTAAAATATCATGGAGTTCCATTGTTTTAATCTTCTCCAAATCAAGATTTTTTAAAACATTTGGCATTATAGATTGAAGTTGTTTGTATGCACTTAATTTATCAAATTGACTGGATGTTTCGTCTCTTATAATATTAACAAGGCTTTCTGCCTTATTTCTCAATTCATCAAAATGTTTTTTTTGAGTCTCCATAGCAGCATTATGCTTTTTCATAGCTCTTTCGGAGTCTGATTCTGCTGTAGCACATTTATAAATTGCATAGCCAAGTCCAGCAAAAGCAGCTGCAGCTAATACATAAGGATTAGTTAACATTGCAGCAGCATTTTTTAGTTGTGCAATAGTTTGAGCTTTGAGAGCTTTTGTCAATAAGATTCGAGAAGATGTATTCTTTGCAATCATTGTTGCCTCAATAGCATACAAGCCTTTCTTTAGGACTAAATCTGCGGCCTCAATAGCACGCTGTCGATTTACAATTGCTGTTACCGTTGCATATACTTGCTTAGCAGTACTTACAGCAAGAATACTGCCTTTGTATCCTGCAAGGGCAGTCGTAACAACAACTATTAATGCTCCTATTTCTTTCAATGCTTCTTGAGCGCTTCCGTCAGCAAAGGCTTCATTCATAGATTGTGCCGCACTGGATATCTCTTTCAAAATTTCCTGTCCTAACGGGCGAAGGGCTGCTGTTATATTATTACTAAGAAGCTTCATTTGATTCTCGGTTGATGAAGACATTTCTTTGAAAGCAGCTTCTGCTGCACCTGTTGCATTTTTCATTTGATCCAGATCGGACGCAGCACCTACTGCATTCTGTCCGGTTATCATTAGGGCGGCTTGTAAAGCTTCGTCAGTACCTAATAACTCTTTCATTTTTGTGGTACTTCCATTTGCTTCGTTATAGATGAGCTGTAATGCTTCTTGGAAAGAACGTCCGGAAAAGGCTGCATCACCTAAATGGTTAGCCGTTCCCATAATTGCCGCACGTATTTTAGTCATAGCTTCGGCTGTTGGAACTCCTTGTTTAGTTATTGATACGACAGCTGCTAGCACGTCTTCGATATCAATGCCAAAGGACGAGGCAATAGGAGCAGCTTGAGCAATACTCTTTCCAAGTTCTCCCATTGTAGTCTTACCAAGCTTGGCTGTGGTAAATAACATATCAGAAACAGATTCTGCTTCGGAAGCTCCTTTTTTATACGCATTAAGAATTGTAGTGATAGCATCTGCCGAAGTAGCCGTTTCTGTAACGCCACCGATAGCAGCCTTAGCAGATACTTTTAGAATATTCATAGCATCCGCTCCATCATGTCCTGCAGATACAATCTGATATAGTGCTTTAGCTGATTCTACGGCTCCAACTGGAACCTCTCTAGTCATATCGATAGCACTATTCATGAAATCGGTAAGACTGCCTTTTATTCCGCTTGAAAGTGTTGCAACTTCTTTCATGCTTTGCTGGAACTGCTTTTCGAAGTTATATGCTTCTTTGGCTGCTTGAGTAAAAGCGATCCCCGCACTAATGCCAATCCCTCCGAATACATCAAAAGCGGTAATTTCACCGGCCATTGCCTTTATGATTCCCATCGCTTCTTGACGCCCGGAATATAGCCTTGAATTATCTATACCTGTAGCGAAATATAACGCACCATCTTTATTCTGAATACCCATATAGCATTTATTCTTAAAATATAAAGAGGAGGTAAAATTTGGCTATTTCGAGAAGAATAAGCATCTTTGCAGTGTTCTAAGACCAAGGAACGATTTTTATTTCAACGTATTAGGGAGTTGATTCGCCTACTATATCACAATATAGGCTATCAATTCCCTTTGCTACATAATCCTAATGCGTTGCAATAGATTATGTTCCTTGGTCGGAAAGAATAGGGGAGAGATAGCCTTTTTCTATAATATATAAATTACTATTCATTAGCGCCATGACCAAGGAAAATGAGAACGTATCTGTAGCGAATAAAAGGAACTACACAGAAGAAGAAATCAATGCTGCTTACAAGAAGGGCAAGGATGAAGGAAGAATTGAAGGGATGCTCGCTTATCAGAAAAGATTGATTGAGAATCTACAGCGGGATAATGCATCTCTCAATCAGAAGCTTCAGGAGATTAAAAAATAATCCCCCATATCTTCACAGATACAAGGGACTAGAAAACATACTCTAAACCAATTTAATAAAAAAACAGTTAACCTAATATATAAACACAATGGCAAATTACCTTATCGTTTGACCTTTCCAGCAATATCGTTATATTTCTTTATCCTGACTGTCTTACTAGGGTCATCAAAAGACGGAAGTTCTACCCACTCATAATCTCGTCCTTCAACATTTCCGTCTTCGTCAGTCATCTTATTACGCTGTCTCATCACAAATGAGTACTCCTGAAGTAATATCTCTATTAATCCATAGCTACTATCCAACGTTTGATTAAACGTTAATCCTAGAGCTTCCTTTGCAATAACTAAGAATCTGCTTTGGTTATATCCTTCCAGCTTTGCAGATTCTTCCGAGCGGCTATTATCTCCGTCTCTCGTAGCGGGCTCACGTTCCGAAGCATCGTGATAGAGGTACAAAAAGGGTGGTACCCTATGCGATATATGATTGCATTGAATAATATGCGTATATCCTCCCATGTCGTATTGTCAATGAGGGCGTTTTTAAACCATGCCGGCGGATCACTTGGCTTGTTATGAATGCCCAGGCAAACGACATCGAGAAGTAGTCCTCCATATTTATTCATCAATTCTGGAAAATCAGCATTCAGCTCACCATCTTTAACAATCATTTTATCAATATCTTCTTTTTCAATTTCAAGGAGAAGTGGACGAATTCTAAACCATGTCCGGACAGTGATAGGCTTTATTACAATACAATCACCGGGATCCTTTCCTTTCGGAATAGAATCTCGGTTAGTAAAATCAAATGGAATCTTGACAGGCTGCTCCGTTACGGATTCCGATTCTTGCTGAAATAAGTTCTTTATACTCATAATTTCCTCAAGGAGCCTAGCCCGTTGTACTTCCAGGCAATACATTCAGTTATTCGCGACTAACTTTCAATACTTTCGGCTCCATTCTTCAATAGTTTGCTCCTGCAGGCGGATTCGAACCGCCGGTATCTACATAACCAATGTAGCGCTTTTACCAACTAAGCTATACAGGAATCCAATTAGTTATTTCTTAGCTGCACTTGGGGCAGCTTCTCCGCCCTCGATATTCGCTGCATTTGCGGGAGCTTCTCCACCTTCAAGAATGCTAACTACTTCGCGCATGAAAGCGGTCTGTCTCTTACCTTCTGCAGTAATAGCAGACTGCATATATACACGAACAAGTAACAACTCTGCCTGCTCTGATCCCGGAGCCTGTGAAATCTTTGAGGCAATTTTACCATTGACGATGGTATAAACCACTTTCTTTCCGTCTTTAGGCAATGTCTCGCACTGAAACGTTTTTGAAATAGAGGGAGTGTTAATAGGCTTTTTCCAAATGTTTTTTCCTCCTGTTGTATCTACTTCACCGCCTGCCAGTTCTTTAAGGACTTCATTGGATGGAGTAGGGATGGAGAACTCAACATAATCTGTCGTATCTTTCACCAGCTCAACATAAAGGGGTTCTTCACTACCTTCTACTTCAATCTTCACTTCCTTGGGATCTGCAAAGTTAAATGCAACACTTCCTTTTGTCGGAAGAGGAAAATCTTTGAGGTCCGCTCCTGGAACACCGTCACCGACTGTTCCGAATTTAATTTTACCTACGCCCATAGCGATAGGTCTTACTTCTCCTGTCATAATTATTGATCTATTAAAATTTCTAATCTAATATTTGTACAAGCAAAGCCCTCTTTCAAGTCCGGCATTGGAACACTCCAGAGAACTGTCACTTCTTTACATGTACCGTCATTGCTATTGATTGAATCAAGCGATTTCCTTACCTTACGCCTAAGTTCCTTCATGCGCTGACGTCGGGGCATGCCGTTTTCATTCAAGGGGACAAAGATATTGACGTTAACAGGTACTTTATTAATGAAGTCGAGCTCATTCAATTGCAGGTGATTGATAACGATATGTTCATTAGTAACACCCGATTCCGATGCATCTTTGTAAATCATAACATTAGTTTTTGCAGTAATCACAGCATCGTAGACTATATCTACAGCGTCGAATTCATCCATAATCAAATCTTTCTAAAAACAGATTTCAATGTATCTCTTAGATATTTCTCACATTGCGTATTAGCTCCTGAAACTACTTCATACCCTTTAGCTTCTACGGCTGCCGCGTATTCCATTCCTGCAACACCAACCAACACGTAACCACCGGAATGAGACAGAGATACTTCTTCTGCAAGCCTACGCCCTTTATACTTACCGGTTGTCTTATCAGTTCCTTTTTCACTTTCGGTAAAGTTCTCTGCAACCACTTCTCCGTTTTTCGCAATTATATATCCAATAGAGCTTCGAAGGTTACCTGTCTGGTCTTTATATGAACCACTCCGACGAGCCACTTCGATAAACTTTTCACCTCCAGCTTGCAGGAAAACAAGCATCTTATCTTCTGCCTTACTTTGAAAATGGTCGAACCAGCGTTCCATTTCATCAAAGGTGAATAGGGGAGTCATGCCGTTTTTCATACGTTGATAATTGAATGTGATTGATAAGGTTCCCAACAGATAATCGGTACGTCAATACCTTTGGAAGCGACTTTCAAACGCAAAAACTTACTACCTGATTGAGGCTGAATTTTGGTATAGAAATAACCATGCACTTGCGCTTCATCACCAGCCGAATTACGTTTATAGACAACAGTACCATCACTTACAGGATCATAACGTCCAGGAACGGATATTTCAATCGGTTTCCCCGGAACCCATTCACCGTTTACTATCTTTCCGTTAACGTCGATAGTGACTATCGCTGTATGTGGATATCGTTTTACCATCTGTTACCAGCCCTTCCTTTGATAATGATTCGCTTGCCAAGTTTAGCCGCCTTCTCCGGTTCCCCGTTCTCTATATACAGTTGCTTTGCAGTCTGAATATAAAAAGAACGAGGATGAGTGATAGAAAGCTTGTTTTCACTGAAATCTTGAGAGTTTACCATCATGGCATACATATCAGCGACACAAAGACCGACTTGCTTCATGCTTTCAGTAGTACATTCCGCTTCGGGGTTGATACCCCGCCTAACGAAGACTACCTTATCCAAGAAGCCTTCCATATCCCCAATAGATGGATATTCCAGTATTGTTTCTCTGATTGTTGCCATTATAGTTTACTCTTCATCTGTTTTTTCAGTATCTTCATCGGCCGCCCATTCCTTGGCATCAGTTTTCATGATATACATTGCATCAGGATCGTTGACTACCGGGATGGCATTAGCTTCTGCTTTAGTCCACTCTTTGAACGGTTCAAGTTCAGACCACTTGCTGATAAAAACAAAGTCTTTTTTCAGTGTTGTTGCTTTCTTCTTGTACTCGACAGAATGTTCCGCTGCAATAGGACCATGTTGGATGTCACCGCATTGTAAATCTTCCAAAAAACAGATATTAGCGGCTTCCCATGGATTGATCGTAGTGCGATTATGAGAAGCATCTTCAATACGAACAGCCGGGCTCACTAAGACAATTTGAACACCTTCTGTATTCTCTTGTGCAGAGAGATATTCATTGATAACTTTCTTGGAGATAGTCAGCTTTTCTTTCTGATTGATCCAGCCTTTAACTTTCTCGATAACGGCTTTCTGTTTCTTCAATAAAGCAAATCGATCTTTACGCATCACTACGTACTTAATGGTAACACCATCAGCAGAGGCAGAAACTACTGTATCTTCAATGTCTTGCAATCCGTCTGCAGTGTTTGCATTTGCCCAGTCAGCAGCAGAAACCTTTTTATTTTCATTCTTCATACCACAACCAACAAATTCCTCGGTAACAATACCGTTATTATTGCTTGAGTTTAGAGTGAACCCACCTTTAGACATCAGCTGCATGCACCACCATTCGAAACGTCCACGAACAGCGTTATATACAAAGTCCTGATCTTTGAAAGCGAGGTCAAGGATAGATTTCAAATCCGAATCACCTTCACAATCACGGCTAAGTTGCCGGTATTCGTTCCAGTCGCTTTCATTCATACCACGCTTAACGGCAGTCTTGGGGATATCACCTGACATCTTACCTACAACTTCACGTTTCTTTTGCGGTGCAGAAGAATCAAAGCTGATAACGTCTGCAATAACAGGAGCACCTTTCTCTCCGGTCAAAGTTTCCCATTTCAGAGAATCTTTTTGCTTTACACCGAAAAAATTAGGGAAGAATACCGGCTTAACCTTACGTGAGTTAAGGCGAGCACCCATATTTTTACGGTTCACTTGTTTAATTAAACTTCTTTCCATATATCATTATTTTAATGGATTAGACAAAACGGATAAAACGGAGCAATGCTTTAATAGCGTCGTCAACAGGGTAGGGCATTACTGCTTCATTAACAGTACCACGCACCAAGAGGCCTGACTGCTGGTTAGCTACGGTCACATCAACCTTGTTCATTGTAATAACTTCTGGTACATATTTGAACTTGGCGGCTTTGGCATCAGCTTTGGCAGTAACAAGAACTAATACATTACCTATCTCTGCAGCTCCAATTGGTCCAGCAAGGGTTATCGTATCGTAGCCTGGGTTGGTCTTGTCGATTGCAGAGATTACATCAGCAGCTCCAGTTAAGGCACCACCAACAGTAACAGCCTCTCCAACTTTAAACACATGATTCTTTGCTATCTGGATAGTTACTGCATCAGCATCCGCAACTGCCGTAATTCTTCCGGTCTTAACAGTATGATAAAGACCGTTAGCATCCTTACCTACCATAACAAGCGGAGGAAGTTCATCAATGATTCCCTTCAGTTCCGCACGGGCAATAGTACCACCGCCCTGAATGTCCTCAATAATCTTTTCGATTCCGGGAGCATACTGAAATTCTTTTTGTTTTTTTCTGAACATAGCTTTTAATTATTAGTTATTATTCATCGAGGCCAAGACTGGCAGTTCCATTATTTGAGTTTTCTTCGTCTTCCATAAGTTCTAGCCATTCTTTTTCAGAACGTTCTTTGGGCTTGTAGGAATTAGGCTTGTAACCGCCACCGGCGACCTCGTCATCTATTACCGACTGTCTGATTTCAGCGTATTCTTCTTGCAACTCTTTAATCTGATCTTCAACAGAAGTTTCAGAATTGACATCAATACGGTTAAACCACTTTTCAGGGAGTTTTGCATCTGCAAATAGTGTTCTGGCTGATGCCTGTTTCGTGGAAGTTGTGACTGTTGATACGACAGAAGATACCGATGCGGTCAACTCGGAGATTTGCTTCTGTTGGGCTTTCAATAGCTTAACTACAGATGCGGGCAAATCTTCGAAGCCTTCATCATCGTCTTCTTCATCATCGTCTTCGGATTTTACCGTTTTCTTAGTCTTTTTAGCCGATTTGATAGGTTTACCATCCTTTAAACCATTGTTCTTTTCATACTCGGCAATAGCATCCTTTTTCGCTTTTTCTATTGCGGATGTGTTTTCAAGATCAGGAAGAATATTGTCTTTGAACAAGGCAATATAAGTATCAATATCCTCCTCCTTTTCGATTTTGAAGAGTTTCTGAACCTTTACAGCGTACTTTTCATTTACACCTGCGGCTTTCAAGCCCTTTTTAATTGCATCAATGATTGTCATAACGATTTTCTATTAAAATATAAGGGGAGTAAATTTTTCCTGCTTATATATTTTATTTCAGAATCAAATGCATATATTTGTAATTAAGTCAAAGTATAAAATGGATTATATAGAAGATAGACACGAATATTACAATGTGTATATATCTAAGTGTACACAATGCAAGCATTTTAATTTTGATAGATTAAAATGCCCGGCATACCCTAATGGCATTCCTGTAAAATACCTTGATGGTTCACAGGTACATGACAAAAGAGAAAGCGACCAAAAAGGGGAGTTCGTCTTCCTAAAAGAATCCAATTAACGAGTTTTCGCTTTTGTATAACTCCATCCCATTTTTTCGGATATCCGTTTCCATAATATATGATAATGGACCACTGAAGCCATTGTTGGGGATAGTGTATTATTATTGATTCTAGCAGTAAACTCTGCTCTTAGTTTGTTATTCTCCCGATTCACTAGCTTTTCGAATTTACTAATTGTAATTCCCCATCCTTCTTCGGGACGTTTCATAGCGAATGTATAATTGGGTGTTACAGCTCTCATTTCTGATACATTATGAGCTATTGCAAGATACATATCAGCCGGACTGAATGAGTTACCTATTCGTCCCAAACTCTTTTCTGGCTCTTGCCAGCCTCTTGGGTGATTATGTGTGAAAACGCAATCCTTCATCTTTGCACATTCTTCATCCGTAAACGCAACACTATATTTGGCTCCGCGCTTATCGATTACAACATTACCATTCCTGTCAAATAAGACTCCTGTCTCAAAGCTTTTATTCAGGCGTATTTCATTCTCTGTGTTGGTTATTTTATTATAGAGTTTTCGCTCATTCCATTTTTGTTTAATATTTGCAATTTCAGAATCAGTCTTGATACGTTTAGCTTTTTGAATAGTAGCGACTTCCTGAACCGAAATATTTTTGCTAATATTCCCCATTCTAGCATTAACTTTCGCCATCAAACGTTCCATCATTGCGCTTGTTTCCTTACCCAATTTAGAACGTTCTGAACCCATAAACATAGAAAAAGCTTCTGCAAAGTACTCATGCTCTTGAGTACTTGAATAATAACCGAGTATATTGTGTGTCTCAATTATGCCATTTTTTGTGACGTTGGCTTTTGAGAATGTATTTATTACATCCATTTTCATAGAATACATATTCAAAAGTTTATGCCCGAGTTCATGATCCACAATAGAACGAACAACATCATTTTCATCGGCGTAATAATTGTATTTAATTCCTCGTTGTCTCCATGCCATTTCATTTTTCCAAATGCTATCCCTACGCTTTAATTTGCCTATGTTGAAGTTTATGCTATTGCTTAATTCGTCCCATGATGCATGAGCCTGTTTGCTACG